CCTGCGTTTTTATGATTGCGGAGTTACCCGTAAGTTTGGGCGCATCCGTAGAAAGCACAACCGGCTTAGCTGGTTCATTGCCACCTTTCCCCTTTTGACTGCCAAGGGTCGCCGCCACCTCACCCGTGCCGAATCTATCGCTAAGGTTTTTTAATATTTCTAGGTTTGCTTCATAATCATTTTTGGGGTCGCCCAGCGCCTTCAAAAAGGTTTGCAATTCCACATTAGAGTTCATCTGCTGCGCGGACATGCCGGTTGCATTTTTAATGGATTGCGTCAAAAGCGGAACAGCCCCAGCAATCTTATTGCGCTCCGATTGCTCGGCTGTCCCAAACAAACCGCCCGTTGCCTGCCCTATGCGGCTAGAGCTTATTGCCGAGCCTAAATTACTTAGCCCGCCCTCATTAACGCTAGTAATGCCGCCCATATCCTTAAGATTTGTATAGCTGGCGGCTATATTTGCTAGGCCGTCTTCAAAGTCTTGCTTTCCTTGCGTTTTCACATCTTGCGCGGCCTGCTTTTTGGCTTCTTTCTCATCCCTGCGAACATCAATAGACTCGCGGCGCAGGTCTATATTCGCCGCTGCATTAGCCCGCTGAATATCTAGCGCCTCGCGCCGAATATCGCGGTTTTCTGCATTGTTCTGCTGCTGCATCTGCATGGTCAGCATATCCTTGACAGTCAAGCCGCCATTAGCCGCCTGAGCCTGCAAAGCCTGAGTTTCCAGCATGTTTTTCTGGGCAGCCTGAACCGCCAGCGCTTTTTTAAGCTGGAACTCCTCATTCGCCCGCTGGTAATCAGAAAAGCCCTGATTCTTGCCAAATACGCTAAGGTCTGGTGCTACCGGCATTATGCTAATCCCCTCAGTTTCAACATTGCCAACAGGTCGTTATTGTTAGCGCCATTGTAATTCCCAACCTGCGCCCCCAGAGCGTTAGCAAGCGTCTGGTTAATGTTGTTAGACCGACCCATAGTCGAGTTAGCCTGAACGTTGCCACGGTTGCCGTAGATGTCATTCTGAGCGCCCACGATACCAGATTGACGCTGGAACGCCTGCTGATAGTAGTTGTTGGCAAAGTCTTGGTTGAACTTCGCAGCGTCCTGCAATGCTTGGCCGGAGAAGTACCCACCCTGTGCCGCAGCCCTGCGGTCAAGCCCTTGCTGGCCTTGCTGTAGGTTGAATTGATAACCGGGGTCGTTCTGCACATCCACCGGATTCAGGTTTTGCAGATTGCTGAGCTGCTGATTCTGAGCGCCTAGCAATTGGTCTTCCTGTTTCTTAATCGCCCTATCCTGACCGAAGCCACCAAGCGCCGAGGCGAGTGAACCCATTGCCCCAATATTACCAAAGCTAGAGCCGCCACCAGAGGAAGACCCCCCAGTAAGGCCACCGAAAGCATCACCTAGCGAGGCCGTAGTTCTGCCCACGCCGCCTAATACACCCGTTCCCTGCGTAGGGCCTACGCCGTTCGGCACAACATTACCGGCAGTCGTGCCGAGCGTGTTGCCACTAAACAGATTACTAAACAGCCCCGTGCCATTTGCAGCCGAGCCGCCCACACCGCTAGAGCCGATAGCGTTACCAATTAAAGAGCCGCCATCAGGATTAACTAAACCCAGCGTGTTACCTAGCTGAGTGCCGCCCAGTAGTTCAGACGCACCACCGCCTGCCAAATACCCGCCTGCACCACCTAACGCAGCGCCCTTAATAATGTCACCCGTTCCCTTGCCGCCGATAGCACCACCAAGGCCGCCACCCAAAGCACCGCCCAACGCTGAGCTGGTGCTTGCGGTTAATCCCGTGCCTAATGCACCTGCGCCGCCGCCAGCAGCAAACAAACCAGCGCCGCCAAACGCTGCCGGGCCGAGGGCTGCTAACGCTATCGGCAAAGCGATAGGCGCAACCTGCTTAAAGAACTTCTTAAACTTGAAAAACTCAGGATAACCCGTTTCAGGGTTGATTTTGTTCGCAGGGTCGCCAACGGTAAACTCGGCCATATCCGCGCCGCCGTCTTGGAATATCATTTGTAGCGCCTGCATTACCTGCGGGTCATCAAGGAAGGCGCGGGGGATGACAACCTCACCCAGCGACAAATGCGCCATGACGGTATCAGTACCGCGCCCTGCTTCTTCAGGTGCGCCCTGTGGCATATTCATTTCCATGTTTTCCATTAGTTTACCTCAATTGTGCCGGTGATGGTTACGGGTGTTACGATTGCAGTCCATGCTGCGGTGTATATTCTTTTGTCTGCTGCCGTAACCCCCGCCGCTGCCGCTGTGAACGTGCTGCAAGTAAGGGATGCGCCGTCACTGGTAATGCTTAGGGGGAAGTTATCGCAGTAGGTCGTTCCAGCCACCGCAGTCGTGCTAGTCGCTGGGGTTATCTTAATTCGGAAATACGCCAGCTTGCTCGTCAGCCGAAAGTAAATCCCTGTCTTAACTGCCGTACCAACCTCTGTTAATCCGACAAACGTAGGTGTCCAAATCGTTCCCGTATCGCCGGACGCTATGCCATCAAAGAACGAAATCCAGCTAAGGGTGGGATATTTATCCTCGTCAATCAGTTCTTCGGTTTTAGGCGGTAGCTGAACTCTTGCCATATCAATCTATCGTATTGAGGTAAGAACCGGTGATTGCCACTTTAACGGGGTCGGTTATTGATAGCTCAAAGGTGCATTGCTGCTGGATGCCCAGCCGCCGGAATTTCACTTGTTTTTGGTAATTTCCTACTGCGCCAATCGAACCGGTGTAATAATTAGACCATGTTCTCGCGCCATCCTGACTAATTCGTAAGGACATCGTTGGGTCGCTGCCCTGACCTGATTGTAGGCCAACGCCAGCTTCAAACCCAATTTGCAAGCTATTATACCGCACATATTTCAATTCATCAATCAAATGTGTGTAAACCCGCCGCCTAGAAATAGGGTTTCCGTTGTCGCTATACACATCCAGCGACATTTCGTAAATCTTCCCATCCACGCGCGAACCGACCAGTTGCTTGTTAAAAACGTGCATACAGCAGTTACCCAAATGCTGTTCATCAGCGCCGAGGCTGTTTAGATACGCGCGTTCATGCCATAGCTGCGTGGTAAGGTCATAGACCAGTGATGTGCCAAGGCTGCCCCCAGTAATGACCAGAAACACATGCCCATCCTGCTGATAGCCCCAGCTACGCAGCGAGGCGGGGTTAGGCTCGGCCTGTAGTATCTTCTCGATGGTTTCCGTGGATATACGCTTAGGCGAGAAACCCTGCGCCTGATACACGATACCCGCGCCTTCATTGGTATGCCCCACCCAATAGACGGAGGTGTCTAGGCTGATAACCGTATAAGGCGAGACAGTCCCCACCGGAGTAGCGCCGGAAATGCGGGAGAAGGGGAAGGTAGAATCGCCCGTATTGCGCCATATTTCTAACGTGCTATCACCAAAAAGCGCCAACTGCCCCAGAAACGGCACGGCAATAGACAGATTATCGGGTGAGCTTTCCGCGCTGGCAAAATCAAGCGCTGCCCACGTTGTACCATCATACAAGCCGGAAATGTAGAATTGACCGCTGTTGTTTTTGGTGACGACAAAATAACCGTTGCAGAAGCTAACATTCGCAGGGGAAGGTAAATCGGGGTCAGTTACTTGTGCAAAAACGTTAGTTGCGTAGGTGAAAATATACAAATACGTCCCATCACATACCGCCACTTGAAAGCCGTTTTCCGCCACCGTGACGATACCATTAGACGTTAACAGCGTACCGCGCAGGGTAGCCACACCAGCCGAGGAAATCTCGTAAAACTGCGAGCCGGACACCGCAAAGGCGCGACCATTAGCCGCAGCTATCACGCCGCGCACCGCGCCGATTCCACAGGTAGTAAAAAGCGAAAGACCGGGTGTGCCGAACAATGACGCGACATCTGCGCCCTGCGGGTCGGAAATAGCGTATAGGTTAATTATCCTTTGAGCGTCAAAGGGCAAGCTGCGCTGCTGATACGATGAACCTATAAGGCCAATCTTCATCGCGTCCTATACCCGCTGTAAATATTCCGCACACCCGTCCCCTGCGGATAGGCATCTATAGGACGCGCACGAACCGTTGCCAGACGCACTAAACCGAGGGATTTAGCGGCAATAGCAGCAATAGACGGGTCAGGCTCAACGCCATATTCGGGGGCTAATTCCAGCGCCAGATTGTAGATTAACGCACGCTCCCAACCGGGCGGCAGAGTAATCACCGTGTCTAACGTAGTAAAGCTCGTTAACGGCTTCTCGCTGAGTATGAACAACTGATACCCAGATGCCGGTACGGGGTATATGCGGAGGTTGTCCGCGGGGTTGGCGTTATCGTAGTTCAAGAATTGCGGAACGCCGGTCAGCGCCTTGAACGGGATTTCGTTGTATGCCGTGTCGTTGATAATATCCACATCATTATCTACACCGCCGATTCGTACATATGCCTGAATGATGTTGGTTGGGCGTGTGGTATTAAACGTTTGCCCGCTGCCCATAGTGTAGGTCGATTGACCAGACACCAGCGTAAAGGTTTCCCATGCGCGGCTAGGAATGGTGGCGGAATCGTTAGACCATGATTCAAGCAACTGGTTGAGAGATGAAAATCCGTCATTGGCTTCGTCAGCACTGGGGGATTCACTCTTGACTAGAGCGCCAAGTTTTTGTAAAGACTTCTTAACGATTTCCCGTGCAGTTGTCATTGGTTATTCCCAGCCATTTAATGCCTGTTAAAATCCTAATTGTTCTTCATTTTCGCATGAAGCAATATAAACAGTGCCGCTTCCAGAAACCAAAATAACGGCTATGTGCGTGTCATTTGGGTCGTGATAAAATACTGTGTTTTTATTACCGTGAATAAATTGCCCAGTGCCAGCAGCGGCAACTACCGTTGAGTCACCAGAACGGGCATAAGCAACTGCTGTGGCATCATTTAAAATTCTTACATATTTTTGATTTGCAACAGGGTAAGCAACACGCGCTGAACTTGTGCTTGCTGAAATTGTAGCAGAAGGCAAGTTGACATGAGTTT